ATCTGCCAGGTGTTTACGAAGAAGGGGAGGAGGAATGATGGACTTCTTTGAGGCCTTGAGCAAACGAGCGCATAACAAAGTAGATGTGGACGAGAAGAGATATGGCAGCCCGCCCTTTGAATTTGCTGTTACTGGCTATGGCGGCATCAAGGCCACCATCGAAGCCCTGAAGGAGATGATGGTGGGGGAGCCACAGATTGGCATAGTTCAACATTGGGGTGATCGCCGCACCTTCATAAACTATACACCGAGAGATTTTGCATACCAATGTTGCACAACGCTTGAGGGTCATCAAGGCACCAATGGCGAAGAAGTAATGGTCATGGTATTCAGAATCCCCAAAGAGAGCGAATAGATGGGCCGACCCAAGACATGGGAAGCGATAGTCCGCGACCTCTGCGTCGAAGAAGGCATGATCCTTGTTAGGGTCGTCAAGTTGCACACCAAGATAGTGCGGCAGATCGGAACGGGCGAACACATCAAGGACCCGGAGGAGTTCCTCGCTAATATAGCGGCTCTTGGGCACGCGATAGGGAAGGTCGAAGCCTTGAGTCAAGCCTCGTCACACATCCTAGAAAATAACAACAGAACCGCCGCGGACATAGAGAGAGAAGCAATCCGGCGCACTTATAGACACAAGGGAAGGACAGAATGACCATCGCTCTCAAGCCGCTTCTTGAACGAGGCCATTATTGCAAGGTGTGTGGGCGGGTGACGACTCACTCTTATCTTGGCCCACAACGGGACGGGGATGGACAGATCGCCCTTCATCTGTGGAATTGCGAATGTGGGGCCACGGTATCTCTGGATTCAGCGGAGGAGGTGGCCCTTCGTTGTTTCAAGAGGGAGACCCGCAGGATGCGGCAGAGGCGGGCCAAAAGAAGGCATGGTTAAAAAGGAGAGGAGGAAGATGGAGAAACGACTTCGGTGTAAGGATTGCAGGTGGTTTAGGTGGGGTTTGTGGTACTACTGTCTCAGGCGGGGTATAGGACGAACCGCCCAAGTGAAGCCCGGCCAATTCGCCTGCAAGAAGTTTGAGGCCAGGAAGAAAGGAGAGAGAAGATGAGTAGCATATTCGAGATCACCGCGGACGTGGAGGCGCTAGGAACCCTGATAGAGCGTCTCGAAGAAGAGGAGACCCCGGACGAGGAACGGTTAGCCAAACTCGCTGCGTTCCTCACCCACAAGGAGAAACTCCTGGCGGATAAGGTAGATGGCTACGTGAGTTTCTACCGCCACTTGGAAGCCAGGAAGAAGGCCAGGAGAGAAGAGGCTAGCCATCTATCGGAACTCGCCCGCCAGGACGAGGCCAAGATGGGACGGCTCAAGGAAGCCGTCAAGTTCGTCTCCGACCAACTCGGCCAGCCCAAACTCGAAGGCAAGACCCGGAGCGTCACCGTCTCCACCAGCAAGCGCCCGGCCATCGACATCACGGACGAAGAGGCCGTGCCGATGGAGTTCAAGGAAGAGGTTCCGGCCTACTTCAAGGTGCTCAAATCCGATATCACCAAGTATATCCAGGCCACCGGGGAGATCCCTCCCGGCGTGGAGACGCGCAAGGTCGTATCGGTCCGATTCAAATGAGCAACGAAGGCGTCCGTATCCTCTTGGCCCTATACAGCCGCCTAAAACCTCCACCGAGCGAAGCGGAGCGGAATGAATTGTTGGAGTTCTTTAGAAAAAAGGAGAGGGAAGATGACGCCGAAGCGGATACTCAAGTGGGAAACCAAGGAATTACTTAGGGCGTTCAAACGACTCGATGGCAAGGTTCCCAAGGTTGCAAGGCCCTACATCGCCGCGTTCTTGTGGAAATGGAAGAGGGATTTTGGCCGCAAAGATGTCAAGACCATGCTACTCGAATGGCAAAGGATAGACAGCCTTGTTGGAGTCTGGCGCTTGGTCATCCCAAAGGAGGGGGAAGATGATACCCAAATGTCCGAAGTGCCGAATCTATCTAGTGAAAATGCTCAAGACCACCTGGGCGTGCCCGATATGCGACTACAAGATCGAGATAGAGGAAGATGAACTATAAGGTGGCCCCAAAAAAGGAGAGGAAAAAGGAGGAGGAAGATGGTAGAGAAAGACCCGTTGGCGGACGAAATGGCGCAACAGGAAACGGGGTGGGAGATCACCAAGAGGTTGACCCGGGAAGTGCTAGAGTCCCTTAGCGAGCCCTTCCCCGAAGACGCGATAGGTTGGAAGGCCCAGGCACTCTACCCCAAGGATAAACCTACCACGGCACTTGCGGTTCCCCACATCACGGCCCGCCATGTGATGAATCGCCTGGATGAAGTCGTGGGACCCGCGGGGTGGCAGACGGACTTCGAGTTCATCCCCGGCCTCAAGGCGGCCAAGGTTATGCTAACCGTTTTGGGCGTCACCAAGTCCGACATAGGCTTCGTGGCTGGGGACGATGACGCGGCCATCAAGGGCTCCGTTAGCGACGGGCTCAAGAGGGCCGCCGTTCTCTTCGGGATCGGGCGTTACCTCTACGAGGCGGAAGCACAATGGGTGGACTGGGATAACAAGAAGCGGAAATTTGCCAAGGAACCCAGGTTGATATTGAAGAACAGTACACTATCGCAACACAGGGACGGCCGCAGGCCCGCAGAGGCGAGGCAAGAACTGGAAACCGCCCCACAGCCAGCCCCACTAGCAAAGAAAGCGCGGAAGACGCCCCCACTACCAGGGGAGAAGCCCGAGAAAGTAAGCGTCGGGCTGATCCAGGAAGAGACCAACGCCCAACTCGAAGCGATGGGCTACGAAGCCCACTACAAGAGCCGCGTTCAGACCATCAAGGCGATGGAGGCTTGCGGATACGACAAGGGGACGGCACAGAAATATCTGGGTGAGAACTTTGCCGACATCGTGGCTTGCTTGGTGGATCGGGTCGAGGAAAAGGAGGCAACCGAATGAAATGGCATTGTCCCGGTTAGCCACCGGGGCCCGGGGGAGTTTTCTCTCCTTCTCTCCTGGGCGGTGGGGATGAGTTTCTTTCTGTTTTCAATTACGGCCAGGGCGCATAGGCTCTGAGAAGCGGAACGGCCTTATAGAGTATCTGATTACTATGCCGAGTCAGAAAGGGTAATAAGGAAAACGTGCCGTTGTCCCCACCGCCGAAGGGAGAAGAAGATGAAAAGGCTGATCTGGAGATTGATTTCGCTCATCGGCATTGACCGGCGCAAGCATATCCGGGGCCGTTGGGCTTATCCGGAAAGGAGATCGGAATGAAATGGGGCGGCAATGGCAAATACAAAGTGCCCGGTGACCCAGACTTGTTCACGAGGCTGGGGTGGGCCATAGAGGATTGGTGGCGGGAATTGCGCGGCGAAGAGAGATTGCTTTTGGGCCTCATGCTCTTGGCAACGGCCCTAATGGCACTTACCCTGCGGTTTGGTTCGTAAGGCTGTCTGGGCCTCATTAACGGCGTTAATATGGCAAAGCCTAGCAAGATATTACGGAAGGCAATCAACCGTCTAAGGGCCTCGGGGCGCACCTGGCAGGAGATCGCCGACGAACTCGGGTTTAGGAACCGGGGGCAGGCGTACATGATAGCGACCGGGGGTTGGGCACCCAAGCCCGACAGATTGGAGGAGATAATGAGGGAACTACCACGTGAACTCTGGCAGACGAGCAAGACACTCCGGGATGCCATGCTAATCCATCTAAGGACGCAACACATCGGCATCAAGAAGGCCGTCAAGAGCCGTTATCTGGCTAGGCAGTATTGCACCACGGACAGGAAGGTGCGGGCCGCGATCCATGAACTCCGAAATGAAGGGCACCCGATCTGCTCCTCCGTGGGCAAATCGTCCGGCTTCTACTGGCCCGCCTCGATGCGGGAATACAAGGAGTTCCGGTTCGGGGATTACGGCTCCCGCATCAAGAAGATGCAGAAGACGCTGGATATGATGGATATGGCCGCGGAGGCGATGTTCGAGGGTAGGCCGTTGGCCGTGATGGAGCAACGCGACTTAATCTAGGAGGAGGACTGATGAATATAGATGTAGCAAAAGAAGCGGAGTGTGGTTCGATTCATGTCGTGATTGAGTACAAATCTGAATACAAGCCAAGTCTAATTCTTGCGCTATGGAAGCAAGTTAGTGATCATGCCAATAGAATTTTGGCTTCGCTAGAGTCAGCGGAGGAGATAAAGAACTAGAATTGGCCCTATAACTTTTAGCAGGTTCACCCGACACCTACCGGTGCGTTCTCCTACACGGACTGGACGCGGAAGTGCGGGTAAATGTGGGCGGGAAATTTTGGGAGGGTTCTCTGGCAACTAATAAGAGATTCCTATACTGCAAGAAGTGTGACGAAAGAGTGCTCCATGTTCTGGTGAGAAGGATGAACGACTGGGCGAGTTGGAGATGTCTTGGATGCCTTCGGGAAAGATCGGGACCATTACCAGAGAGGCCGGATAAGAGATGGCCGAAGAATCAATTGAGGTTGTTCTAACCAAATCCATGCAACCTTACCTCGTCATCACCGCCCACGGGGTGTTCAAGGTCAAAGACGGCAAGATGAAGGAGTTAGAGCCGGACCCCGAGTTGGGTTGGGTCAACAGGGCCTTCTGGCTCTCGCACGCGCTGGATAAGGATTTCGACCCGGCTAAGGATATACGATGAATCTATTCTACGAGACCCCAGACGGAAGGGCGAAACTATATCTAGGCGATTCACGCCATCTCGACATTCCAGATGAAAGCATAGATATGATCGCCACCTCTCCGCCTTATTGGGGGAAAAGAGATTATGGCGAAGATGTGGTAACGATATGGGGTGGAGATAATGGGTGTGAGCATGAGTGGGGCGGAGAAGTTATCCGTCCTGGTTCCACACAGGGTTGGAGTGACAAGAGCGGGCTTAAACGAGATGGTCGGCCAGAGGAATCACGGGTAAAAACCATACAATCTTCACCCAAGCGGGATACCCAACCAGGCGATGTTTCAGGGGGTTCCTACTGTTCCCTATGCTCCGCTTGGCGCGGCCAACTAGGGCTCGAACCCACCTGGCAAGAATACATATCTCATCTCTGCGAGTGCGCTAAAGAATGGATGAGAATTTTGAAGCCGACGGGGAATCTGTTTGTGAATATGGGGGATACGTTTCACGGTGGCAAGGGACAGAGCGGACACGGTTCGCCAGAATATCAAGCCGCTAGAGAGGGTATTTCGATAAACAAGCCTCAAGATCACATAGCGGGACCTGGGCTGACAAGGCCACAAGATGGAAGGGCAGGCATCCCCAAAATGAAACTCGGCATCCCCTACCGCCTCCGCTTCGCCCTCAACGACATGGGCTGGGTGAGCAGGGATGACATCATCTGGTACAAGGGCAAAGAATATCCCGATGGTCACATTACAAAGGTAGCCATGCCAGAGAGCGTGAAGGATAGGATGTCGTGTTCGTATGAGATGGTCTTTCACTTTGTCAAAGAGCCGAAGGGGTACTGGTTTGATTTAGATGCGGTGAGAAGGCCACACACTAGCATGGAGGCGGGTCATAAAGAGTATATCCCCCGAAATGACAAGATAGTTCAATCTGTGGGCGTTAGCGAGAAGAGCAACATTCGAGGAGGCCATACCGCAGGAGCCAACCCTGGCGATGTTTGGATCATCCAACCAGAGCCTTTCAAGGAAGCCCACTATGCCGTCTGGCCCTCCAAACTCTGCGAGAGGATGATAAAGGTGGGATGCCCTAAAGAGGTATGCCCTAAGTGTGGGAAGCCGAGGGAGAGGATAACTGTGGGAAAAAGCCCAAACGCATTCAATGTTCGAGTGGCCGATGTGAAGGCGGGTCGTATCAAACATACAGACAGGGTGGCAAGCAAGGCCGAAGTTGAGGCTTATGATCCTAAAACCTATAGCGGACAAGGGAAACGAACCATCGGCTGGTCAGACTGCGGATGCGGAGAGGGCTTTGTTCCTGGCGTCATTCTAGACCCCTTCTTTGGTGGAAGCGGAAGGATAGCAGAGAGGGCATTGTATTTTGGTAGGAATGTCATCGGCGTAGATATGAAAGAAGAATACCTGGAGATGGCCAAGAAGCGGTTACTACAAGGGGTGCTTTTGTGATCCGCCTAGTACAACACAGCGCCCTTATCATAGCCTTCCTTGGACTATCCCTAATTCAGAAGATGAACTGGGAATGGCGGGTTGCTGGTTTGCCGCCGGGACCGCCACCCCAGTGCGTCGAAGTCGTGCTTCCGCCCCTTCCTACGCGAGAAGCCTGGTTGGCAAAGCGGGTCCAACCCCTTACGCAACCGGCATCGCCAATGGAGGGGGCGGAGGCCGAATTCTACATCGTTACGGGCTATGCCGTGGGGGATGAATACACTCCCCGGGAGATCACCGCGGATGGAAGGAAGGTGAGGCCGGGGATTACCATAGCCTGCCCCGAGGAGTTGGCGCTGGGGATCATGGTTTACATCGAAGGAATCGGCGCGAGGGTCTGCGAGGATCGGGGATCTGCCATCGTGGGGAAGCATTTGGATATAGCCTTTAAGACGCCGGAGGCTGCGATGCTTTTCGGCAAGCAAAGGTTGGCAGTAGCCGTGATAAAGGAGTCCACCAATGACTGATTTTCTCCTCTTGACCAAAGAAGAGGTAAGAGAGGCGAGGGAAGGCGATAGAAAATATATGTGTAAACGTTTCCTCCACTATAAGCCCGACAATTTTGGTTGTGTTGCTAAACAATCATTATCACCAATCTGCCGTTTCTGCAAGGTTCTCACAGAGTTTGCGTCCCAGGGGGATCCCAAGGGGAAGGGAGGGGAAGATGATGTTTCCAAGTAAAGCGGACATAAAGTGCTTCACCTCAGAGGAGGTGAAGCGGATACAGGAGTTGTGGGAGCCGAAGTATGGGGATTGGGTATATTTGCCTCGAAGTGAGCAGGTTCGTGTGGTAACTGGCCTAGATAGAATGGGCGAAGTTAGGCTTGTAGAGGTACGCACCCATTGGCTAGAAACCAGAGACCTGATCTTCCTCCCCCGCCAAGGCCAACTCCAGGAGATGCTGGAGGAGAGGGGGTATGGGCTTTACCATCTTGGCGATGAGCGATTACAGCCAGATTTCGAGGGTAGAGACTGGAATCCAGAAGAGCCATATATTGCATTCGCAGTGAGAGAACCTAGCGATCACGTGGAAGGCATAGGCCCCACGCCCGCCATCGCCTTGGCGAGGGCCTTGATAGAGGTGATAAAGGAGGAATAGCATGGAGAAGTTGATAGAGGAGATACGCAAAGAACATTGTAAGACGTGCCTATTTCTGAGGTCTCTTGCCGAAGACAAATGCGGGGCATCTATTGAGCGTTGTAAGAAAGGAATAAACCGTGATGTCACTCTCGTCCTCTCCGCCGTCCGTGATGGGCGGTTGGATGAGGAGTTGGGGGTGGTTGGGCGAACCCCCTATAGAGCAAGGGTAATTTGGGATGAATGGGTAATAAAAGTGCTCAGAGATGGGGCAACCGAGTTTATCGCCCTTTCAGGGAGAGGGCAAAGAGGAGGAGGAATGAAAAGGCTACGGCACTTTCTATGGCGCATCTGCGGGATAAAATCCCAACAGCCGACGGTTTTCGAGGAGATTTTGGACTGGATGGATGCTATATGTTCTTACAAAGTGGGGACAGGCAAAGAGGAGGAGGCGTGAGCAAAGCCCCGAAGACGACGGTCGTGCTGGCTTGCTACAATGGCGAGGACTTCCTGCACAAACTTCTCTTTCTCTTATCGCATGAACCCTGCGAGGTCGTGGCAGTCGATGACAATAGTCGCGATGGCACCTGGCAGATCCTAGACCAGTACGACTTCGTCCGGAAACTCAGGAACAACCAAAACAAAGGTTTTGCCGTAGTAAACAACCTGGGTGGATTCTTGGCGGACACCAAATATATTCTCTTCCTAAACCAAGACACGGAGCCCGAGCCGAGATTCATAAAGGCGATGGAAGAGCGGATGGAGGCAACCCCGGAATGCGCCGTCGTGGGGGCCAAGTTGATCTTCCCCGTGTCTAGTATCCGGCACATCGTTCTCGGAGAGCGTCCTCATGTTCTTACGAGAATCGCAGGAAGACTTGATAGTGCGGGGATCGATTTGAACCAACAGTTCCTCCCCTACGAGGTCGGCAGGAACAACCATCCGGATATACCGGTCTTTAATGTAGCCAAGATGTGGCCGGCGGTGACGGGGGCGTGCATGCTGATCAAGAGGAAAGCGTTCGGGGAATTGGGGGGGTTCTATGAAGACTTCATCAACGGCTGGGAAGATACCGATTTATGCTTGAGAGCCTGGGAATTGGGTTACCAGGTGTGGTACACCCCGGAAGCAGTCGTGATGCACTACCACTCTACATCCGATGCCCGGTTTGTCAATGAGGATGCCAATATCGATCTCTGGGTCAAACGCTGGTTTACAGAGGAGAGAATCGAGAGATTGGTTGGGAAATATAGAAAGGAGTGGGAAGAACAATGATTAGCGTAATTATTCCAATCTACAACCGCAAGGACAATCTCCGCCTCGTCTTGGCGGCTCTCGAACGACAGACATACAAGGATTTCGAGGTCGTAGTCTCAGACGACGGCTCCACCGATGACCCTGAGCAAGTTCTTCGCGAGTTTGATACCCTCTTGGACCTTAAATTTGTGTCGCAACTCCACCGTGGTTATAGACTAAGTAAGGTCCGAAACAACGGAGTAGAGTTTGCTACCGGGTTTGCTCTCCTCTTTGACGATTCGGACGTGATGCTTAACCAATATGCTCTGGAGCACTACAAGAACATTTTTGAGGCGAACCCAACCATTATCATAGGAGGTCGCTATGACTGGTTGCCTCCCATAAGGGAATATGAACTGGGGCAGGAGTTGGTTGGTATCGTCGGACTGGACCCAAGATGCGGGATTCCCGGCTTCTGGGACGATTCAGAAGCAGGACTTCGTACACGATACTGTCTGGACCTCTATGGCGGGAACCAGTTGATTCCTAGAGATGTCTACGAAATGTTGGGTGGTTATGACGAGAACATGGTAGGTCACGGGGGAGAGGATGCGGAGTTCGGCATACGAGCGCAGAAGGCGGGCGTCAGGGCGCTCTTCTCTCAAAAGGTCATTGGCTGGCACCTGTATCATCACCGCGACCAGCAAAAGAACGAAGAGGAAGTTGCGAGAAACATTGAGTACATAGAGAAGAAGCACGACCTGGCGGAATTAGGAATAGTCAGAGGTAAGGCGGGCCAGTTGCCCCTGGTGTACGAGGAGGTCGAAGATCATGTATAGATGCGTCTATTGCGGCAATGAATACGAAGAGAAGGTTGGGCAATGCGAGGGTTGTGGGAGTAGGAAGTTTGAACAGGCACCACAGGGCTTGATAATCTTGGACCCAGGCGTTTCCTTCGTTCCCAAGCGATTGCCCCTTCGCACCATCTACAAGGGCCAGAAGCCGCCCCCCAAGCCCCTACCGCCACCGTTGCGACTTGAGGAGACGTACAAGGGCCTCATGCCAAGAGATGGGTTTTGGGGCCCATTAGTCATAGTGCCCATTATAGTCATATTCTTGATGCTCCTGCCTTGGCTTATTTCGCTTCTTAGTTCCTAATTTGAGGGGATGGAAGATGTCCAAAATCGCGGTAGTGATCCCTACGTACAATCGAAAGAACATTCTAGCCCTGACCCTCGTAGGTTTGGTGAACCAGACTGTCCACGACTTCGAGATAGTCATTTGCGACGATGGAAGCACGGATGGGACGCACGGAATGGTGATGGGCTTCCATTACGTGCATTCCGCGGTTCACCTCAAATACTATTGGCACAAGCATGAAGAAGGGGTCGAGAGGCAAGTGTCGCTCGCGCGCAATCAAGGAGCGAGGCTAGTCGCCAAAGAGACAACCCATATTCTCTTCCTGGATGGTGAAGTCGTCCTGAATCCCCAGGCCATAGAGAATTATTACGAACTCATCGCGGAGAAGCCCGGCGTCGTTATCTGCGGGAGGTACGACTGGTTGCCTCCCATGGAGATCGATCTCCGTGACATAAGGCTTAGATGGGACGATTTCATTTCCGCGAACCTGCCGCGGTTGACACCCGAAGGCCCACGCGCTCCCGTCGGGAAGGACTTCCGAGGTGTCGTCTGGGATGATGGGGTGGAACACGAAGTATTCGCCGGGGCGGCGTTAAGCGGAAATCTCTTGATCCCTATTGAAGCCTTCTATAAGACAGGCGGGTTCGATGAAGATTTGAAGGAGCGCGGGCAGGATTGCGAACATGGCTATGCTCTGCAATTCGCAGGTTTCAAGGCGATCTTCACCGCCAAGACGATCGGCTACCACGTCAACCATCCGGCAGCAGGAAGTGAAGGGAGATTGAGCGAAATCAGGGCGATTAGGTACATCCATGCCAAATACGACATTCCGCTTGATGAGAAAGATCTGCCCCCGGTGATATGAAATGAGAGAATGGCCGGAAGAGTGCCCCACTGATCTTAAGGGCTGTAGCCAAGAGTGGTATGACGCCCAATGGATTTATGGTTTCGGGCACGATTCAGTCGAGATGAAAAAGCACATCTACACGGCCACCGCTACGGGTTGGATCGAGCCCCTGATGCCCTACGTGGTGGGCAAGGTCCTGGACATGGGATGCGGGATAGGTATAGCGGCACAATTCTGTGAGGAATATTGGGGAGTTGACTGGGCTTGGTCGGCGCTCAGAATAGCCAAAGAAGATTACCCGCACGGCACCTATCATTGTCTCAACTTGGAGACTGATAAGATCCCTTACCCTGACAAGTTCTTCGATACGGTGATCCTCTCAGAGATCCTTGAGCACCTGGAGGACTACACCCATTGCTTAGAAGAGACAAAGCGGTTAGCCAAGACCCGGGTCGTCGCCAACGTGCCCGTGGACATGCCCATTCCGATACACTATCACCCGACGTGGTCGGAGGAAGACTGTTATAGGGTGTTCGGTTATCTCGGCAAAGTGGAAAAAGTTTTCCCAATCGGCCACATGTTTCATGGGGTAATAATCAGATGCTCAAAATAGATGTGGGGTGCGGGACAGAGAGGCACAAGGATTGCAACATCGGCCTGGACAAACACGACTTCTCGGCCCACTACGAAGAGGGGACGTTCCTTCAGCACGATATCCTTGACCCGCTTCCCTTTGAAGACGACTCCGTGGATTGGCTATATTGCCATCACGTTCTCGAACACCTGGTGCATAGGCATCCAACTAAAGATATTGATGCACTTATCTATGTGATCAACGAGTTCAATCGCGTGCTCAAAGTTGCTGAAGAAGCGTATATCGTTGTGCCCTGGATTGAGCACACGAACGCCTGGAGGCATCCTACCCATTACCGCTTCTTCAACTATGAGATCTTCCATTGGTTCGACTTCAGGAATCCTACCCCGGATCACGTGGCCGAGGGCTTGATAGGGGAGTGGTGGGTTACAAGACACGACATTGTGGATGAGTGCCATGTGGTTGCAGTTCTAAGGAAAGTGAAATGAGCGGGCTTATTATTCCCGAGCCTCACGCAAGTAAGTTGAAAGAAGCATTCCACAAAGCCCGAGTTATTAAGGGGAAGGATATCATGTTAAAGATGAAGCGGTCAATTCTTGCTTGGGAGAAATTACTTGTAGAATTAAAGGACAAAGAAAAATGAAATTCGCCAGCATCGTCGTGCTCAGTTTCAACCGGCCGGAGTTCCTTGCGAACAGCATAGCGAGTCTTCATGGCAACACACTCTATCCCTACGAACTGATTATCGTGGACGATGGGTCGGGTTGTTTGGAAACGATCGATTACATCTGGGGCTTAGTGGCTGAACGACGAATCTCAACGGTTATCTTTAACTGTGGTAGGAACATAGGGATCGGCGCCGGGCTCAATCGGGGTTTTGGCATCGCAAAAGGCGATTACCTCGTCAAAGTCGATGCGGACTTCGAATATAAGGAAGGTTGGCTTACCGAAGCGGTCGACCTACTTGAGACCTTCCCAGAGGTCGGGGTCCTTGGCTTCTTCCACTACCATTGGGACCCCTGTGACCACAAGAAAAAGTACATCGAGTACAAGGAGCGGGAAGGTAGGTATGTGGAGATCGTCGAGGACTTCGTGGGCTTTGGTGCGATGAAGTGCGAGGTTTATGAGGAGAACGGCCCGTTCACCGAAGACGGGCGGGCCTTCGCCGAGGACGTGGACTACAAATTGCGGTTGCAGGACCGGGGCTATCTCCTCGGGTTGCCTATTGAGGACAAAGTGGTGAACACAGGCTTCGGCGAGACGAAGTCATCACTTATCAAGAGCGTGGGCACTCCCGGGGATCCTTCGACCTATGTTTACAATGTCCCCATACAGGAGAGGTTGATCTTCGTGCAGGGGAAGCCCGTGCCGTATGATGGAGGCGAATAATGGAGAGACGTGTTAGGGAATTGGTGAAGATCATGCCTCGCCGATATAGGACCTTGCGGGAGTGTGTCTTTGCGAGTTTTGTCGCTAATGGCCCGATGACCGATGAGGAATTATACCGGTCTCTGCCGCATTTCAAGAGGGACCATATCAAAAGGATGGTGGCGGAATTGCCGGATGAGTTGACGGGGAGGTGAATGATTAAGCCCGCTGTCTTGACCAAGCAAGAGAAGAAAGACCTGGATGAGATCAACAAGGCGAATCTTCACATAGCCCTTCAAGAACGCTCGGGGGCTTTAGAGAGGGGCATCCTTCTTAGCGAGATCACCGGGCGGCCCGGATACAAGGTCGAACTCCACCATATCCTCGGCCGAGGGATTCCCGACGGATTTGAAAAAGCCCCCGATATCATCAAAGAGTTCTGGCCCCACATTCCTCCCGGGTGCGTCTTCTTGACCACGGCGGAGCACCAACACGCTGCGGGCAATTCCAAGATGATGAGGCGCTTGCTATTGAGGTGGGTTTTGATAGAATACATGGAAGAGGTCTGGCAAGGGCGGCCCTATTGGGAGTGGCTGAACGAACCGCCATTTCGAGAATGGTTATGAAAGGAGGGAGAGATGAGCCAGGAGAGGAAGATGATAGAATTGCTTGAGGAAATCGCGGAGCGGCTAGGCTTTATTGAAGAGGCATTGGCAGAGATCATCAAGTTGCTCAAGCGAAAGAAATGAAATCTATCCCCTTGACAACCACAAAGGATAGGAGGAGGAATGGCGGACGATAGAATGGCTATAGTTTGTAAAGAGTGCCAATCGGGCATCGCAATTGCGAAATTCTGGCATAGGGGGGGATGGACGAGCCCTTTGTTGAACGAGGGAAGGCTCAATGCGTTCTTTGCCAAGCATGCAGATTGTGTTGGTGAGGAAGGATATGGTGGACGCCACTATTACTTGGGTTATGAGATGGATGGGAGTGATTGGGTATATGACGAGCCAGAAGTGCCAGTTTCAAGGGCTTGACAACCACAAAGGATAAAGGGGCTGATATTTCATCTTTCTAACTATTTGACAACCAAAGGATAGTATGCTATAATGCGAGAGAAGGTAGAATCCCTAATGGCCGACGGTGATCGCGTTGAGCGGTTGCACCGTTGGTTAGATGAACACGGGGATTGGATTCGCCGACAGCAAAAGGTCAAGATTGTGATTAACATAGCGGGGAAAATTGTCGAAGTAGAGATAGGGCTGGGCAAGGAAAAAATCTAATATCTAGGGCCGCATAGGCCCGTTGGTTAGGGATAAAAACCGCCGACATCGAAAGGTGTCGGCTTTTTGCGTTTATGGGCAGAAAAAAGGCAGAAATGGCGAGGTACAACTGGACGAAGAAGAGGAAGAAGGCACTCGAATGCCTCGTCCGGGCAGGGGGCAATGTGCGCCTTGCCGCGGAAATAAGTGGCGACGAGGTGAGCGAGGCATACATACATAATCTGAAATATGACGATGAGCACACCCTCTTCCGGGAGCAATTCTATCGCTTGACCCAGAAGTTGCTCAACGAGATGGAGGTGGACGTTCAATTCGTCATTAGCCGATTAGTGAATATATCTGATACGTTCCCTGCTCCCCAAAGGATACAAGCCCTTAAACTATTAGGTGACTATTTGGGCATTTGGGCTCCCGAGAAGAGGGAATTGTCGGTCGAGGTCATCTATCGGATAAAGGAGTTGGGCTTAGATGCCGAGGAGGTCGTTGCCGAGGCGGAACGGATTGTCCGAGACGCATATCGCGGAAGTGGCGGTTTGGCAGGCGATTGAAAACCTGGCCGCCAGGCGGGAATGGCCCCTCAACGAACATGGGTGGGTTGCACATTACCAACCGAATCTAGGAGGCCAGGAAGCCTTCCACGCGAGCCAAGCGAGGTTCAGGGCACTCATAGGCTCCAGGGGATCGGGCAAAACCGCCTGCGGCGTCCAGGAGGCTCTGCGGATGGTTAGGGAGCGCCCAGGTATGCCTGGGGCGATGGTGGCACCCGATCATCCGCAATGGCTAAAGGCCGCAGAGGAATTCTGGCGATGGGCGCCGGAAGACCGCGTCGTACAGCACCACAAAACCGAGAACTGGATACTCTTCGACAATGGCTCGAAGGTTTGGTACGGGGGGATACACGACCCTGATTCCTGGCGGGGGCCGAATCTTAACTGGGTCTGGTTCGACGAGGCGGCGAGAAGTCCCGAGAAGGCGTGGTTGATTTTGCTGGCCACAGTGCGCGTGCCTCCCGATCCGATGGTGTGGATTACGACCACGCCAAGAGGGATGCGCCATTGGGTTTACGACTTCTTCGTCAAGAAGAACTGGCCGGAGGAAGTGCTCGATCTTTACGGGGGTGAAGTCCCGGTTGAACGGTTCCACGCCACCATAGAGGAGAACAAGGAGCACGTTGATCCGGGGTTCTACGCCTCGCTCCTAACGGCTTACACTGGCTCGTTCAAGCGCCAAGAGGTCGGCGGGGAGTTCGTCGAAGAAGGCGGGGCGTTGGCCGAGCGGTCATGGTTCGATATCGTAGACGTAGCCCCTTCGGATGCGCACAGGGCGAGATTCTGGGACTTTGCGGCCACGGAAAAGAAGGCGGCAAAAGAAGACCCGGATTACACCGCTGGGGGCAAGGTAGCCCTCAAAGACGGGATTTACTATATCGAGCACATCATCAAGGGGCAATGGAGAGCACACGATATCGAAAAGTTCATCAGGCGGACGGCGGATGAAGATGGGTCGGGGACATGGATAGGTGTGGAACAGGAGCCCGGGGCATCGGGCAAGATATTAGTCGCCCATTATGTGCGTGTGTTGGCGGGTTTCCATTGCGAGGGATACCGGCCAACTGGTGATAAGGTTGCGAGGGCCATGCCCTGGTTTGGCCAAGCGAAGGCAGGCAACGTGAAATTAGTCAGGGGGCCTTGGAACGAGGCTTTCTTGGATGAGGTGGAGGAGTTCCCGCTCGGCAAGCATGACGACCAAGTGGACGCTGTGAGCGGGGGATTCGGGATGTTGCTTGAGCATAAGCCCGCATTCTATACGTGAGGCAAATCGTGGGTGAAGCCTTCTTGATAGGATTCGGTGGAACACTGGGTGTCTTGGCGGCTCTCATAGTGATAGCGGGCATAGCGAGCATTGGATTCATTCTTCAATTACTCGCCAGGGCAACCCTGACGGTTTGGAGAAGGCGTAGATGACCGTTTGGGTTATTCGGGATGGCGAGATAGTGGGCTATGAACGATTTGGCGAATGCCTTCGTTGCGGGGAGTGTTGTGAAAGACTTGCCTATAAGTGCCAAAAGGCCGAATCACCCAAAGAGGCCACAAATGGAAAGTACGCGGATCTAACAAAGTATGAGGATTGGGTTATAGAAGATTGGGATGACCCGAATACATGGAGATGGTGGGGGCCATTCAAGATTACCGAAAGGGAAAAACCTTGTGAGCGTTATGAACCCAATACCAAGTCTTGCTCGGAATTTGGGGAGGAGGGGTGGAAAGAAGTATGCCGCAAGTTCCCATTGAGGCTAGAGGACTTAGAAGGCTTATCCAACTGCGGGTTTAGGTTTGAGAGGCTTGAGGCGTAGATGATAGGCGACATCTTCAAAGAGATGCGAAGGCAACTAGTGGGCGAAACGAAGGGCATCGTAGGACTGCCTACCGGAACGGAAGGTTGGGCCGGTTGGGGGACCAGCGTGAGGACGGACTTCCAATCCCTCTCCAGGGAGGGCTACGAGAAGAACGCCCTCATCAATGCCTGCGTCAACGAACTCGCCTCCTCGGCCTCCGAAGCCAAGTTGGTCGTGGAACAGAAGAGGGGAAAGGAGTGGATACCGAACCCCGACCACGGCCTTCAAATCTTGCTAGACGACCCCAATCCGTTGATGTCGGCCTACGAGTTCTGGTTCAATACGATCATGTACCTCTCGATCGCTGGCAAATGCTTCTGGGAGATGGAGCCGAGCGGTGCCGGAAGGATCGTCGGCCTTTGGTTGATGCGGCCTGACCTCGTGGAGATAGAGGCGATGAGGGTGAAACTCGGCGAACGGACCAGGAAGAAGATAGCGGGATTCAGGTGGTTGGGCTTGGGTGAGGGCTCGATAACGTTCCCGTCGGAGGGGGTGCTCTACTTCAAGCATCCCCATCCCCGGGACGAGATAGAAGGGTTTCCCCCGTTGGCGGCGGCCGCCAGGGACGGCGACACCGACAACTTCGCCACCGACTTCGTCCAGTCCTTCTTCAAGAATGCCGCCGTGCCGTTCGGCATATTCAAGATGAAGGGCTACCAGGACGAAGCCATGATCGCGCAGGCCAAAGCCAAACTAAAGGCCATGTACGGTGGTCCGGCGCAGATGTGGCACGATCCCCTATTTCTCGGCGAGGAATCTGAGTGGGTCCAAATGGGTTCCACGTTCACGGACATGGACTTCCCTCAACTCCGGAGAATCACCGAGTCCAGGATATGCGCGGTCTTCCAGGTTCCCCCCATCCTGGTCGGCGCTTTCGTCGGGTTGGAAAAGGGATCGCTTGGCACTCCGGCCTACACGATGGCTCGCAAGTCGTTCTGGATGGAAACCTTGATGCCGGCATATAAGAAGAATGCGGGGATCATCAACCGACAATTAGCCCCCCTCTTCGGCAAAGATGTAAGAGTCGTGTGGGACTTCTCGGAAGTCGAGGCGCTTCAAGAAGAACAGAGCGCGGTGTTTACCAGGGCGAATGACAGCATAGCCGCGGGGTGGGTCACCGTGAACGAAGCGCGGAATATGGCGGGCCTAGAGGAAGTTCCTGCTGGCGACGTTTTCCTCCGGCCCATGATGCTCTTGCCGGTCTCCGCGGAGGAGAAGCCGCCACCCCCCGGGGCCAAGGCCCTCGAATTGAAGGGCGCCCATGTCCCCGAGGAAGCGAAAGAGCGGTGGGCGAAGGCCATCGACATGGTGGCCCAAGCCTGGGAGGGCATATTCAAGAAGACGGCCGGGGGACGCTTCAAGGCAGAGAAGGAAGCGTTGTTGAAGATTTTAAGGAAAGAGGGCAAGGCGACCAAGCAGGGGGACCCGTTCGAAAAGTTCCTAGAAGAAGGGACGGCCTACTTGATGGTCGATAAGGAAGTATGGGTGGAGGAATTCAACCCCCTCTTCGCGGGAGTCATGGAGGCCCAGGCGGACAATATCCTAGCAGCCTACGGGATCTCCTTCGACATCAACCGCCCGGAAGTCCAGGAATTCCTGAAGGCTTACACCTTCGAGTTCGCCAAGGGCATCGAGGGGGTGAGCGAGAAGGGGCTGCGGGAACTGGTGGCGGAAGCCCAGAGGGAAGGGTGGTCGGTCCCGACGCTCCGTAAGGCCATAGAGGAGGACACGGGGCACTACTACGACAAGGTGCGGTCAACACGGATCGCTAGGACCGAGACGATAAGATCTTCCAACGCAGGGGCCGAGGAAGCGTGGAAGCACGCGGGCATCGAATACAAGCAATGGTACGCCACCTTGGACGGGCGGCAATGCCCAGAATGCGAAGCAGAGTATGAATATTCGAAGGACAACCCGACCATCATGGGGGGGCTTTTCAGGTGTGGTCTAGCCTATCCCACCCTGCACCCCAATTGCAGATGTACGATATTGGCCTATTTCGAATGAGGAGGTGAACGATGGCTGAGAGATGGGAACCCAAAGAGCGCAAATCCTTCCCCTTCGAGTTGGATGAAAAGGAGGGGGTTGACATCGAGGAGCGGAGAATCAAAGGCTACTTCGCCGTGATGGGTAATTTCGATGGTTACGACATCATCGAGAAAGGCGCTTTCAATAAGACGCTCAAGGAGCAGGGCGATAGGGTCAAGAGTTTCTGGATTCACGAATTTCGTGAGCCCATCGGCAAGCCCGTGGAAATGAAGGAAGTATCGAGGGGCAGATTGCCAGCGAAATTGCTGAAGAGGGCTCCCGATGCCACGGCTGGGCTTTACGCGGATTTGAAGATCAGCCGCACCAGGCGGGGCGATGAGGCGCTTGAACTCGCCAAGGACGGTGTACTCGACGAGGGTTCGATAGGGTTTGATTCCATCAAAGAGGAATGGCAGGAACACGAGGAACTGGGTGGCAAGAAGGTTCGCCATATCAAGGAATTGAGGCTTTACGATCTCTCCCCTGTCCCGATAGGCATGAATCCTGGTGCGATCATCACCGAGGTCAAGAGCGAGGAGGAAAAGGTCGAGCAGACCGATGATTTCATCTACATCCCCGCCCCGGGCGAGGCCGGGAAGCACGAAGGTGACGATCACCGGATCCGCTACATCGATATAGACGCAGACAAGGGCATCCGAGCCAAGTATTGCGGGTCTTGCAAGAAGATCGCCACCTATGTCTTCACCAAGGAGAAGACCTGGACGGTGGCGAAGGCGAAAGCCTGGGTCAAGGAGCATCACGAGAAGGCGACCGACAAGGCTGTCTTCCTGCTCGACCTGGAAAGGATAGACTTGAAAGCCCGCATCCAGGCAGCGGAGATCCAAAGGCAACAGATAGAAGCACTTTAACATAGCGGAATAGGTCATTAAGACGGCAGGTGAAGCCGAAGCCGCCCGCTGGCGGGCACTCTACTTCGGTCATCTCCTTAACTTGGGTTATGGGGGCGACAAGCCATGTATGACCCCATATCTACAAAGAAAAGGAGGTATCAAAGTGGATATAGGAAAGTTGAGAGAAGAGGCGTTGGTTCTGACCAAGAAAGGCCAGGATCTCATAGAGAAGATCATGGCCGGGGAAGAGCCTGCCGAGAAGTTGGAACAGGCCCAGGCTTTCGTCGATGAAGGCGGGGCCAAGATGGACCTTGCAGGTGCGGCTGTCAAAGCCTCGGCACAGGAGGTGCTCCTAATCGACGGGTTGGGTTCCTTGACGGTAGCCACCCCCAAGGACGTCGTCGTCGACAAGACGGGAGTCGCGTGGAAGTCCCTTGAGGAATACCTGGTGTCGATCGCCGCTATGGGCGACCCTGCTGTTAGGGCGCAGGTGGAAGCCAAGGGATACTTGGGCGAGGGATGGCAGACGAAGTTGCTCTCCGAGGCTGTGGGAGCGGCTGGGGGATTCTTAGTTCCGATCGAGTATCGACCGGAGATCTTCCAGAAGGCGTATGAGGACAGCATCGTTCGGCCCCTGGCCACGGTGCTCCCGATGAGCGTGCGCCAACTCCAGATGCCGTCCCTGGACCAGACCATTACCCCCGACGCGCCGAAGTCGGCGTTCCAGGGCGGAATGGTGTTCTTCTGGACGGAGGAAGGCGCTCCCAAGACGGAAGTCGACTTGAAGTTTAAGTTGATTGACCTCGTGTGCCACGAATACTCCGGCTATCTGCCCGTCACCAACATCCTGATCGCCGACTCCCCCATCTCGCTGGAGACACTGATCCGCACTCAGTTCGGCAAAACCTCCGCCGGCTACGAGGACTGGCACTTCCTCAATGGCTCTGGCGTAGGCCAGCCGCAGGGAGTGATCTCCGCGGGTGCCACCCTCCAGCCGAACAGGGCGGGAGCGAACCACATCGTGTGGGCGGACATCATGGCCATGCTCCACAACTTCCAGCCCGGTGCTAACGGCAGGTGGGTCATACACCACTGTTGCCTGGAGGAACTCTTGCAGTTGCAGGACGGTCTCGGCAACTACATGTGGATCCCCAACATGCGGGACGGCATACCGACCTATCTAATGGGCTATCCGATCATCTGGACGGAGAAGGTTCCCGCCCTCGGCACCAAGGGGGACATCGGGTTGTACGACTTCTCCTACTACCTGATCGGCGACCGCCAGCAGCCGACCATCGACTCCAGCATCCACTACAAGTTCATCGAGAACCAGACGACCTTCCGTCTGGCCGCTAGAGTGGATGGGCAGCCCTGGCTGACGGCCCCCATCATGTTGATGCCGGCGGGAACGTCGAGCATCAGCCCGTTCGTGTCGCTGGACGTGCCAGCAGCGTAAAACCAGGGAGGGGACTAACCTCCCCTCCCGTAACCATAAGGAGGTAGCACAATGTGTGAAAGATTCATAATCGAGAGGGATCGGCACGACGGCGACCACCAGGCGTGTTTGCTGGAACCGCAAACCTTTGCCGCAGGAGCACAGAATACACCAACCATCCACATGAAGGGCTTCGAGCGAGCGCTCTTCTGCATCCTGGGTGGGGCAATCGGTGCTGCGGCTGCTACACTGGACATTGAGGTGTTCCAGTGCACGACCCGTGACAACAGCCTGGGGGATGCCAAGGTGCTGGCCGGCTTGTATGGCACGAAGGCCATCGCCACCGAGACGGCCGGGACCGACTACGCGGGGATGAACCAGAAATGGTTGATCGAGGTGAAGACCGAGGAGATGGACGTCGACGCTCATTTCGACTTCCTCTTCATACGGATCACCACGACCGCCCAGACCTGGCTGTTGGCAGTCGAGGCCGTCCGGAGCGTGGCGCACTACGAGCCCACCGTGCATCCGAACATCGATCAAGTCGTGCCGACGACCCTGTGATCGAAGGGGGCGGACTAATCTCCGCCCCCACAACACTTATCAGGAGGGCAACATGCGAGTCCAAGTGACGACCCCATTCCATGGCAAAGAGGAGGAACGCCTCCTCAGGGTAGGACAGATCATAACTGTTACTCAGGATCGAGGCGAGCGTATGATAGCCAGGGGGTTGGGGATTATAGCCCCCGATCTCCCAGAGCCCAAACCAAAGGCCAAGAAGCGCAAGAAGGCAAAGAAGCCCGCCGAGGACAAGGCGCAGAGACCCACCGAGGATAAGACTGAGAGATAATGCGCGTACTTGTCGCTTACCCGATCCAGCGAGGAAGACTGTTCCGCCATTCCCTCGATTCTGTCATGGGCCAGGAATGGGACGGGCAACTGGACTTCTTCCACCTCTTGGGGGGCGATTTCCCGATACCTTCTGTGAACAACGTCGTCCGCAAGTATAACCAGGCCCGGGAGGTGGTTCTCAAGTGTGGCTATGACGCTTTGTTCACGGCGGAATGCGACATCATCATGCCGAGGGACGCCCTGAAGCGTCTTGCCGCCGTGGATGCAGATGTAGTGTATGGGCTCTACGTCTGGCGTCGCGGCCACCCTTCCTGGAACGCCTATTCCTACGTGGGCGGCAGGACCGCGAGGTCGTTCAGTAGAGACTTAGCGTTGGCTAAAGCATCGTGGGGAAAAGTCGTCGGGGTCAAGGGTCTCGGGAATGGATGCACATTGATACACCGCCGCGTCCTTGAAAAGTTCCCGTTCAGGAAGATGCCCGTGCAACAGCACAGTTGTGACTGGGCGTTGTCCGTGGATTGCCAGGAGGCCGGGTTCGTGCAGAAGTGTGATCTTTCGGTCATCTGCGGGCACATCGACCACTTTCATAATGAGCAAGTGCCCTTCATCCGTTGGCCTGATATTACGCAGAGGGGGCTTTATCGGATTTCAGACGTTGGTCCCATACCGGAGGATCTCGAAACCAACGCGCTCGTTTACCTGAAAGATATGACCGGGGACATGAAGGTCAAGATGCTGGAACGCGCCCACCTGGGGAATAGCGCCATGGCGCAGGCCGGCGAGGTGATCGAGTTGGCGAAGGCGCAGGCCAAACAAATGGTTTGGGACGGGGTAGCAGAACGTGCGGGTTAAGGTTCTCGACCGGTTCATCGCCAAGGGGCGGGTCATCAAATATCCCGGGGAGATCATCGATGTGTCCCTGGAGATGGCGCACAGACTCATCCAGAGAGGCATTGTGGAGCCCGCTGACGGCCAGCCCTTCGAGACGACCGCCGAATATGCTCAGCAGGTCTTAGAGCAGAAGGCCAAGAATGGTGGTTGTAAAGGCTGCCCGTAGAGGAAAAATTGATGCCAATTTTGAAACATAGGCCATATTATCTCAGGCTTAAAAAGGGTCGAATAGGATGGGAGGCCCACGACGTGCATCTCATAGATGATAACCTTGCTGGCGATGTAATTATCTTATCCGTGCCACCACCTGGCAAGTGCAAGATTTTGAATGTTTATTGGGACCCAGACACCGAAAAGGCAGTTTTTGAATACGAGGATGTGCCAGTAGAGTAAAAGGAGGTAAGGCATGGCAACGGCAAGTTTCCAACTAGACCCCAACGCTCAATCATACACCGACGACGAGATCGTGGGGAAGGTGAACACGGCCACGGCGAACATCAGCCGAGCAAGTTCGGTTGATGCTGCTGCCAGGCCCATTGCGGCTGGCGAAATCGGTGATAACGAGATCGAGGCTGCCGCAGGGATCGCCAAGTCCAAGTTGGCCGCACTCGACATCGTTGATGCCGATGTCGCCGCAGGAGCGGCTATCGTGAAGACCAAGTTGGCTGCACTTGATATCGTCGATGCGGATGTTGCGGCTGGTGCCGCCATCGTCGGTACCAAGTTGGCGTCTACCGCTGCCAAGGATAACTTGGATGCCCTGGCTGATACGGCGCGAGGCTACGTGAAGACGGATCCGCAGTCTGGCGAGTTCAAGGTCATCTCTGTTCAGCGCGACGTTGCTGGCAAACTGGACGTAGACTACGACGACGTTGCTGTCTAGGAGGTCTAGATGGCAAAACAAGGCGAACAGGTCGCTCACTCCGAATTGGTGGGTGGGGCTGAGACGACCAAGCATTCCCATGCCGCACCCAAACTGAGCGACTGTGCGGCACCGGACGCCGCTGTGGATTTCAGTCAACAGCAGGCGACCTCTTTGGTCATCGAGAACCGGACGGATGATCCCGTGTCGCCCATGGACGGGCAGATCTGGCTAAGGACGGATTTGTGATATGGGTTGGGTAAGTCCTACTGGCTTTGTTGATGGTGGTGGAACTTGGGCTAGCGAGACGCTTGCCTACGATGAAGATACTGGAACCTATGCCTACGAAGATATCGGGGCTGCTGGTTGGGGTAATTATCTTGAATTGACCCATTCGGCCATTGATTGCGACAAGGTTCAAATATGGTCGGGCAGATCAACGGGCAACATAACCGATATAGAAGTTGATGTCTATTACGATAGTGCCTGGCACAACATTTACTCCGGGCCTGGAACCTTTGATGCGTGGGTAGAATACCCCGTAGGTAGTACGCAATCCATTAGTGCCTTGAGGGCAAGGTACTACACAGACAAGAAAAGCAGGCAAGCAAGGATTCACGAAGCCGATTTTAACGAGTTTGAGGCGGCAGCCTATTATCACGGCCTGAAAGTCCAAGGGGAAGGGGAATTGGCTTTGTGCGACGTGGGGAATCATCCATTACGTTTTCGCAAAGGTGGAACAACCTACGGCATCGAGTTGGTCGCCACCGATGACCCCAACGCCAGCAGGATTCGGATAAAGACGCCCACGGGGATCAAGGCGATAAGGAAATACACTTAGGGGGCATAAATGAACGCTATACTGAACGGCTACCTTGAGGATTGGAGCAGCGGGGTCGTAGACGCCCAGCCCGATGCCTGGGCCGATTACGAAGCCATCACTGTCGGCGTAGGTTCCAACAACCAAGAATCAACCCAGGTTAAAGAGGGAGTCTATGCCCTGCGAATTGATGTTGCTGGATTAGCCGCCGCCGATTACAAAGGGATAGAGCAACCCATTCTAGCCAGGCTTATCAAGGGCGATTCCTATATCTTGTCGGGCTGGGTAAAGAATGCGTTAATAACGAACGGCAAGGTGCAATTCTACGTGGTCGGCGCAGTGTTGGGAACCGCCTATGCGTTGGATTCCGGGGTAGCCAATGCCGATTATACCCTTTGTTCCATTGCCTTCACCGTGCCCCTTCTTGAAACTTCGCTTTCTGTCTTTTGTGTAGTGAAACCGACCGCCCCAGCGTGTTCGGGCACGGCCTATTTCGATAACCTGATTATTGAGGCAAGAGTCGAATGCAACTACTGCGAGCCAGCCGACATTAAGGCTCACATGGAAGTGCAATGGACGAGCGGGGGTAAGGTCGATGTGTTGCTAGATGACCTCATTGCCTCCGCCTCGCGCCTGATAGACAACGAACTCCATTGGCCCGATTGCCACTTTGCCGCGGGCGACCTCACGGACCAGACACGATACTTCGACACTCAGGCCGGATCCGAGATGTGGATACCCCGGTGCATAAGCATCACCACATTCAAGATAGATACGAACGGCGACGGGACGTATGACCAAACCTGGACGCAAGGCACCCACTTCGTGGTCTGGCCTTACGACCAGACTTACTTCGACAAGATCATCGTCAAGGAAGGCGCGAGCAGGTCATTCCCCACCGGCCAGAGGCGCTTGGAGATAGTGGGCAAATTCGGAGGCTATAGCGTGCCGCCCCAGAAGATCAAGGAGGCCTGCGTCATCACCGTCGCCCGTTGGCTCAAACGGGCACAGCAGATGTACCAGGACACGGGGGCCATCGTGGAGTTGGGCCAGTTGACCTACACCAAGGCACTCGATCCCGATGTGCAGGAGATACTGCGGGTGACGGCGAGGAGGATTGTCATTGGCTGAACCGGGTATCGTTCTCGAAGTGGAAGGGCTCAAGGAATTACAAGAAGCCCTAAAGAAGTTTCCGAAGGATTGGGAAAAGATAGCCAGGCAATCGTTGGGGCCCGGGCTAAGTGTGTTTGAAGCAGAAGCCAAGGTAGAAGCCCCGGTAGACGAGGGCACGCTGCAATCTAGCATCGGCTCTGAAATAGTCCGTGGGCCTGGCTCGGAGATCATCGGGAAGGTCGGAAGTAGCCTTGACTATGCAATCCACCAAGAATACGGCACGATCTACCAGCCAGGCAAGCCTTATCTACGACCCACTCTGAAGAAGTATGGGGGCAAGGTAGTCAAGATGTTCGAGGAAGGCATCTCTAAGGCGCTCAAGAGGCTTCTAGGATGAGCCTACCTTTGATATTGACGGCGAGTGCAGCCCTGGAGAATGCGAACCTGGCTGCCTTGGGTATCAACTACGCCTACGACGAGCCGCCGGAGGCGTTGGATGTCCACAACCTGCCCGTCGCCGTGCGGTACTCGGAAGGGGCTCCACAGATGTCGGCTTCCCGCCTACTGGGGCGCTACAACATCTACCATTTCAAGATAGAGGTGCATTTCCCCAGGGGGGTCTTGCAAGAAGCGGTGAAATTGACCTTGCCGTGCATCAGGGCATACCAGGACCTCTATGCTGGGAACCTGAGCATCAGCACGACATGCGATGTGAGTGGCTTCAGGGAGCCCGCCTTCGAGGGGCCGGTGCTTTTGAGGTATAAGGAAGGAATGCCCGTGACGGTAGGCATAATCTTCTACCTATGGGCCAAAGAGATGTTGGACGATATAACGGTCAACCTATAACAGAAAGGAGGTGACAAGATGACTACAGGAGTGAGGGACCTACGGCACATCGAGATTTCATTTCAGGATACGGTAGTGCCACCCGCGGCGGGCTGGGATACCTGTCAAGTCGCCATGACCGACCGGCTCCTGGGCACCTGCGGGATGAAGAAAGTGATTGACCGGGTCTTTCCCACCGAGGCGACGGGGCTGATGTCCGACCACATCATCAATAGGTATTACGATAAGTCGGTCTTGGCCGAACTGCCCATCAGCACGGGGGACGAGGGGCTGACCTTTATGCAACTCCCCTGGTACTTGAACATGGGCGCGGTTGGGGTCCTTGCGGGCGCAGGCGGGCTTTGGACGTTCGCGCCGACATTGACGGCCGCCGACGTGCCCTACCCGGCCACCATCCGCTACGGGGACAACGTCACACCCGCGTGGGAATCGTGCTGCTGCTTCGCCAGGCAGTTGGTGATAAGCGGGGCGTTCCAAGGACCCTGGAACATGGAGGCCGACATTGTCGGCAGGGACATGGTGGAGCACGCCTTTGAGAGCCCGCTTCTCCCCTATCCGACGACGACGGCGGGTGCTCCGCTGGAGACTATCCTGGGGCAGATGACGGTGCTCAATCAAGATACGACTTGCGCCTTCGCCGCCCCCGGGAAGATAGACGGCTACCTCATCGATTGGAGGCTGACTATACCAGGCTTCCACGCCAAGTTCTTCCAAGATGGCCGCCTCGACTTTTCGATCATGGGTTTGGCCTCCCGGCATTTGACCTTCGAGGCCACGGTCGAGTGGGACAGCGTATTCGCGGCCACGGAACACGCGATCTGGGCAACGAGCCACATGGTGACCCCAGTCAGCGCGCCGCGCTACTTCCAATTGGTGGCTACTGGCGGCACCCCGGTCGCCATACCACCAGCCGCGGCGAAGGATGTCACCATCAACATGGTGTTGATGTACGAGTCCTTCGAGACGCTGGAGGAGCGGGACGGTAATGACATCATCAAGTTCACGGCCCGAACCGCCTACGACGTGGCTTGTGCCGTGGCGAACGTTGCAGAGTGGGAGATCATAGTCAACAACACCGAGATTACGCTGCCATAGGAGGACAGCATGAAAATCGAAGTGCTTAAACGCTTCGTGGAAGGGGGCGTTCTCGTCAGGCATCCTGGGGAAGTCTTGGAAGTTTCCCCGGAGGTGGGGGAACGACTCGTCGAAAGGGGCATCGCTAAACCTGTCAAGCCCCCCAAGCGTAAGGAAGTAGAGTGAGAACCGCCTATTAGGAGGGTAGGATGACTAAGAAGAAAACAAAGGCCAAGGCTCGTTCGGTTTCGGTCAAGGCGGGGGTTGTTCGTATTCCATCGAATGGCCTTGAAACCCAAGAGGAAGGGTGGGTAGAAATGCACGCCTATCTTAAGACTATCCACCTTCCCTACTTCCAAGGTTTGGATTTGAGTATTTTACAGAAAGTCCTCGATGAGGAGGTATCGCCCTTTGATGAAGACTATGAGCCTGCCCTGGAGCGCAAAGAACGGGCGATGCGCGTTATTCACCGGTTGCTTTCGGTCTTCGTCTTGGACTGGAACTGGGTTTATCCCGATGGCGCGGCATATCCGGGCCCGTGCAAGAACATAGAGGCGTTCGAACTTCTCCAACTTAACGAGTTCGAGTGGCTGTTCGCACGGATGGGCGAAGTGATTGCCGAAGAGGAAATCGCCATCCCAAAATCGAGCGACATGCCCTCATAGCGTGGCTTGACGGCGCGAAGGGCGTGTCGCCGCCGGATTGGGTGATAACCCGGACACTCGCCGAGTTGTGGGGGATTCCGCCCTGGCAAGTGGAACAGGAAGCCCCCCTAAGATGGGTCATTCGAGAAGTAGAGTTTCTGAGCCTTAGACAAAGGATAAGGGATGCCAGACGTTAATATCTTCGTTAAGGCGAAAGACCAGGCTAGTGCTACTCTAGGCAAGGTCGGCGGTAGCCTTGGGAAATTGGGGAAGGTGGCCGCCGTAGCAGGGGCGGCTGGCGTTGCCGCCCTTGGCGCCATAGCCGTGGGCGCTACCAAACTAGCCTTAGATGCAGCCAAGTTGGAGCCCGTGCGCATTACCTTTGACAACCTGACGGCTTCGATAGGATCGACCGCCGACGCCATGCTTCAGAAACTCCGACCCGCGACGATGGGCGTGGTGAGCGATGCCGAGTTGATGAAGGCAGCCAACAAGTTCATGGCCATGGGTTTGGCCGAGAGCGAGGACGAAGCGGCCCAACTCGCCGAGATGGCCGTGAAATTGGGCATGGCTATGGGCGAAGAGGCGGGGCCTGCTATGGAGAACTTCGCCTTGATGTTGGCAAACCAGTCGATCCCCCGCATGGATACCTATGGCATGTCTTCTGGCAAGGCACGGGAACGCATCGCAGAACTCATGGCCGCCACAGAGGGGATGACCCGCGAAGAGGCTTTCAAGATCGCCGTGATGGAACAGGGCGCGGAGACTATGAAAAAAGTGGGGGACATCTCGGGCACAAGCGCGGTCACGATGCAGCGCTTCAGCGCGACTATCTCCAACATCAAAATGGTCATAGGCGAAGCCCTCCTGCCCATCCTCAAAAAGTTCCTAGATTTCCTTGAACCCCTTATAAAATACATCTCTTTCACGGTCCAGGAAGGCGATGCGATGAATGATTTTCTCACGAATTTACCCGGACCCATCCAGGCGGTCATCAAAGCGGGTATGCGATTCGGCGAAGTCCTACAATCAGTTGCCGCATGGATAAGGGACACCTTGGTTCCCGCCATTCAACGATTGTTTGAATGGCTCGCGGATAATTTGAGACCTGTCTTCAAGGAATTTGCCGAAGAGATGGGGCCCCGCTTCAAGGCCACACTTGAAACCATCGGCACCTTCATTCGTGAAACCCTCGTCCCCGCATTGAGAAACTTCTGGGAACGCACAGAGGGTATCCGCGAATCCATCATCTCGTTCATGGGCTCTGCCGCCGTCCAGGGGCTCAGGGCGTTCTTGAAGGGCCTGGTAATACTTTGGGACGCGATTGCGGCTGGCATAAGGGGAGTGGGTAATGTCATCGCTTGGTTGGTAGACAAGATCCGGGAAGTCATCGCCTGGTTCCAGACATTGGGTGACCGGATCCCCGATTGGCTCAAGCCTGGTAGCGCATCTCCCCTTGAAATAAGCATCAAGGGCATCGCTGATGCGTTCAGCGAACTCAACACCCAGATGATGCTCCAGCCCTACACGGCTAGCCCCGTGACCATCGTGGGTGGGGGAGACAGAACCACGAACATCAATCTAGGAGGGGTTTACGGAGCCTGGGGTCCCGAAGATGCCATAGAACAAGCCGTCAGGGACGCTGCGAGGTATAGTCTATGACCGAGATATTCAGGATCATCGGGAAGAACGATATACACTTCGACGCGGGCGCTACGAGCAATTATCTATTCACGCAAGGCAAACCGCCTCGGAAGTTGAGCACGATTCTAACCAGGCAGGAAGTGCTAGCCGTCCTCCCCCGGCTCCCGCTGGGTGTCAGACCGATGGCCTTAAAGCACGGCCTCTCGGTCATCACTATGGAATTGAACATCCACGGCTTTGCGGACGCAGGTGCTGGAATCACGGGCGATATGGACATGGAAGCCAAGGAACACGCCCTGATAGAGACGTTGGTGGAGACCGACGTATTCTTCTCCAACGGCGGGACGATGGGCACTAAGGCCGAATTGCAGGTCAAGTCCGATGGGGCCTCAGAGGTTAGTTTCAAGAGTGTCTTCTTTGCCGTACTGGACGAACTGGATGCCAGAGATGTCCTGGGAGCGGTGATAAAGTCGCATAGTATGTACGGGCTTAGGCTGACCCTCTATTGCGAAGAGAACTGGCGGCCTGGGACTTTCAACCACCTCTTCAACGGGGGCTTCGAGTTCTGGGACAGGGTGCCCTACGGAGGGGCGGGGGCGGATACGGAGCCGGATGGGTGGATTGATACGGAAGACCCTAACATTACTGGCACGAACAATAGGGAACCAGCCACGGTGCAACAGGGCTCTTATGCCTTACGGCTAGAAGTAACCAATAGTGTCGGTGCCGGCAGCAAGGGAGTTCTGCAGGACATTCTACCGTACTTAATACCAGGTGTAACATATACCTTGATTGTTTGGCTTAGGAATACCACAATTACGAACGGTCTAGTGCAAATTATCGCTTGGGGAGACATTTCTGGATCCTTTGTTGCTTATAATAATGGTGCTGCAAATGCCGATTATACCCGATATACTGTAGCCTTCACTCCTAGCACAGCAGACACGTTTTTTAATGTAAGGACGACGATTTATGCTCTTGGCGCTAACTGCTCCGGCACCGCCTACTTCGACGGCATGATGGTGGTGCGGGGCACAGTCATCCCCGATGACTTCATAGAGTGGCATCCGAACCCAGGAATAAGGATCGGGCCTGATCTCTTATCCAATGCTGGCTTTGAGGAATGGCCCGCGGACGTTACGGATAACGAGCCTGATTGTTGGGAAAACCACGAGAGCATTATAGGCGGCACACATACTAACAATCAGGAGTCAATCGAGGTCTTGCAGGGTTGCCATGCGTTAGAGATTCAAGTCGGTGGCATCAGTAACGGGGACGAAAAGGGGGTTGAACAGGAAATCTCCGCGAGGCTTGTGGCAGATAGAGAATATGTTTTGATAGTTTGGATCAAAAATCCTGTCGCCATCGTGAATGGGGACCTGCACGTCGAGGCGTACGGTTCGGTGTCGTTCTCGTTGGGCATCGCATACCATGACAGAACGGCGCATCTTTCGTACACTAGGTATGCTTGCACTTTCACCCCCGCCGCCGGCGACATAGCAGGCACGGTTCATATCTATGCCTACATTGTGGCCGACGCCGACTTTTGCACGGGCATAGTTTACATCGACAAGATGATGGTCATAGAAGCCTCCGTCTACAACGGCCACAGTTTCGCCCCGGAGGAGTGGACGGGGTGTGGGTACGTCTGGAACCACTTGGATAAGGCTTGCGGCCCAGCCCCGCCGGAAAATGAATGCGGTCACGTGAACTACCTCAACATAGCCGACCTAAGAGGAGATGTGGACGGTAGGCCCCGCATCGAGATGCAATCGCTGTATGCTAATAGTTATGGCCCAGGCGAATTGACGGTGGCTCGGAGAACCGATCCCTGCTTGCCCTGCCAGTTCGTTCACTTCCTGGAGGCCGAGGATGCCACGACGCAGACTCGTTGGGGAGATGTTGTCAATAATGACCGTTCTGGTTGCGACGAGGTGGAAAACACTGGGGCAGACCTGGATGGGCATATTATCTGGGATTATACAACATTAGGATACGATTTGGCCTGCCAGAAGGGGCGGTTCCGGGTCTTGGGGGCTGTGTATGTGGATTATGATGGCGTCGCGGACGAGAACATCAAATTCAGGCTTACACATGGCCCAGCAGCCTACCAGCAAAGCAGATGGCTCCAACCGCTCATCGACTCTACCTGGCATTGGCTGGATTTCGGCGTCTTCGAAGTCACGGGCCAGTTCTGGGGAGATGAATTGCCTTCCACGCTATATTGGCGGGTCGATTACCTGAAAGAGGCCAACGATGATGTGGCATTGGATTTCCTGCTCCTCTTGCCGGAGGACGAATCGATGCTCAGGATTCCTCTGGGTGAATACCTCCTCGCGACTAACGAAGATGTCCTTTGGGATGACACGTTCGACTTTATCCTGGCTATGAAGAGGAATACCGCAGACGCCTTCGTGTGGCATCCTCCGATTCAGGCGGAACCCCTGGCCCTGAAGCCTGAGGAGCAGAACCGCCTAATCTTCGCCATCGGTCATTGGATCTCGGATACCTTCCCCTACAAGGGGTGCTTCGTCCATGAATATAACGGTGAGCACATGTTGGTCAGCCTGAAATATCTGCCTCAGTTTGTCAGCCCATTGGAGTGAGGGAGAAATGTTATCGTTTGCTCAAAACGCAAAGTATTATCTGGCTCAGGAGAAATCCGCTCACGATGCACAAGGCAAACCATCTTCCAGCGTTGACCCCATCCCACCATTCGTAGATTCTGGTAAACCAGTTACGCATTTTCTCCTCCACTATCTAATTGCGTTCAGTATATTACAGACTTAGAGGTTTGTCAATGCTACCCTTAACTATCGAGATAACCGACCAAAACGGGATACAATGGCGACCTGCCTATCGTAATTTGCGTTTTGCGAAATCATTTTTCGGCGGCGAAGACTTGTGGATGGCTTTCGTTCTAGACAGGTCGGGCAAACTCGACTATCCCGACGTGGCCTACGGCAACGATGTGGTCTTGAGGTGCGGTCTGGAGCCCATCTGGAAGGGGGAGATTCGCCAGATAGAAAGCGATGTAGAGACGGTGAGCGTCGGCTGCCTCGGGATGTGGGTTTATCTCGATGATTATGGCTACGGGGGGGACGGGAAACTTTGGTGTGATTCGAGGTATGGGAAGTGGAAGCCGATTACCCGCAATATGGATAGTTCATGCTGGCCCGAACTGTTCGAGATGGACCAAACGAATCGGCTCTATATCGCCCCTAGAAAGCATGAGGTTTTTTCACTTACTACTACTTTCGGTCGTTACTATTATTGGTGTCCCTACGACCTCATACTCCGGATTTCCTTCGACTACGAGTTCGTGGACCCCGACGACTGGAGATTGAACCTTTACACCAACGACGGGACCCCGATGGTCATAGGCACGGACTTCCTTGAGTGGCAGGTGACCGCTACCTCATCCGGGGTGAAGGATATCACCTTCCCAACGCCTAGATCGTTGATAATTTTTAGTGTTCAGTATGGCTTATTGGGGCCAACGCAATACAATGGCGAAACCGGTGCTTGCCGCGGTGTCATCACCAACCTCCGCGTCTGGGGCGAGAAAGGCTTCCTCAGCCGGGCCATCGAATCCCCTTCCGTCATCCACATTGCCGAAAGTATGATTAAGACGGTGCCGCCCTCCGACGATTTCGACCTGGTACGGGAATCGCTTTATGTACGAGATACGTTCACGGATACTCCTGGCACCTTGCTAACCGCCCACGGCCCAGACATAGATAAAGAGAGGGGTGGTTGGGCCTTTGGTTCGGGCCAAGCCGATATTCAGGCTCCTGGAGAGGCCAATGTTACAGTGGTTAATCTGGCGGCTGTTGTAGATGCCGGCGTTTCGGACGGAATAGTGTGTGTGGACGCACGCACGCAGGCGGCAACTGCTTGGAAGGGTCCTGCATTGATTTTCCGCTATCAGGATATTAACAACTTTTGGGCCTGGATAGTTGAGCCAACCAACGGAGAGGCTCAACTTTGGCGCATACAGGCGGGATGGAATTTGGAATGGCAAGGCGTTCTCGGCGTCCAATATTCATACTGGTACAATCTAATGGTCAAATTGCGGGGTGATAGAATCGATTGTTATATTGGAGGAATTTGGCGGCATGGGCTGAATAATAGCACCTTTCAGACCGAGACAGAACATGGCATACGAGGAATCGAGATTGGTATTCGCTTCGACAACTTCGAGGTCTTCCAGGCCCTCCCGCTCTGGCCTCTATTCTATGAAAAAGGGGAATCGTGCCACAAAGCCCTGGTGGATGTGGCTTCCTACGGTGACTGGGACTTCCGAGCCTTGGGCTGGGGAATCGAGCCAGGGGGTAACAGGTTGTACCTCAAGCGGGCAGACCGTGACAGGGTGCGCTACATGATACCCCCTCACCACGCTTCCAGGCTGTCCGCCAGGGGGCAAACTGACAAGGGCTTCATCACTGAGGCATGGGGGCAGTTCATCGACGAGGACGGGGTGGAACGATTGACGGCCAAATACTATGCGCACGTCACGTCCACGGGCATCGTAGCCAACACGACCGTACCCGCGGCCGGCGACTCTTCTGCTCAGACCGTGTATGGGGTAATAAGGGAAAGGGTTATCAACTTCGGTCGTGTGGATGCGATTCTCGCTGTCGAATATCTTCGGCAATACCTGGAGGAGCACGCCCATCCACAGGTCAAATCTTCGTTCGAGATATTCGGCCCCGTGCAAGACCGTTTCAAAGGCGGAGCCTGGATTCAGCCTTACGAGTTAGAGATGGGCTACGTGGTGCAGATCCCCTACTTCCGAGCGGTGGAAGTGGAAGGCACGGCGGGTAGTGACATCAGGTGGGGCGTGGGCGGGGGATCTGATACGACCTTCCTCTTGGTGGGCATGGAATATGACATGGAGAAGGGAAGGGCCAACCTTATCCCCGAAGGAGCGTCCGAGGATTTGGAACGCTTGATGAAATACACCAGGGAGTTCGAGCGGGGGGAGGAGAAATCTCTAACCGACAAGAGACGGGAGGCATCGTTTAATCGATGAGCAAAGACAAAGAAAGGAGGCACAAATGACGGGCATAGAAACGGGGATAATTGTAACTATGTTCTTGGCGATTATCGGTTGCTACGCGTTCACGTTCACGGCCTGGAGGGGCGTCAATAACCACGTCTATTCAAAACTTGACAAACTAGCAAGGAAGTTCGACAAGTTTTGCCTAGAGGTAACAGACCGATTAGCCAGAATTGAAACGACGCTTGGAGTAAAGAAGAAGGAATGAGCAAACTAGGGCTCCACATCCACTCTTGGAATCATGCGATCTTTCAATACTGCAAGAACGTGGGCGGCGCCGTTCACTTCATCCTTGACTTCAACGAGATGATGATAAACCAAGTCAAGCAGGCGCAGCCCAAGAGTCTCTTGATCGCTCGGCTATGGGTCGATGAGCAGAAGTTGGATGATCCTATCAGGAACGCCCGGGAGTTCACCGACCTGCTATTGCTACACATAGACGGTTGCCATGTTGACGGAGCCAGTGGATACAACGAGTGGGACGGAGACTTGGCTTATCATAAGGGGGGGCCACAGGGCCTAGAGATCTTTAAGCGATATGCAGACTTCGAGGCAGAGCGGAGCCGGATACTCCATAGAGAGGGGCTATTGTCTGTGGTGGGTGGCTGCTCGGTGGGCACTCCCCCGGAGCATTGGTTCTCTGCCTTCAAGCCTGCGCTGGAGGAGGGGGACTTTCTACACCTTCACGAATACTCAGCGCCGGCCATGTGGGATGCCGTAAACTGGCATTGTTTGAAGTACCGCCATGTTTACGACTATCTCAAGGAACACAACCTACCGATGCTGCCCCTCATCATCTCCGAGTGCGGCATAGACGGCGGGGTTTGTGGAAGGCCAAGAGAGGGATGGAGGAAGTTCACCCCTGCTTGGAATTATATGCAACAATGGAAGTGGATGGATGCAGAGTGGATGAAGAACTGGTATGTAGTGGGTGGTTGCGCTTTCGATTGTGGCGGAGGCGGTGGCTTAGGCTGGGCCTCATTCAACATGGACCCAGAGATGCTACGTTTATGGGCTCCTTATGTGCAGGCTCAGGGCGTATCCTACTGGGAGCCGAAGGAGGAACCAATGGGAATTTGGGAGAATGTACCATCGCAAATCAGCCAGTGGAAGGAACTCATCGGGAAATGTACGAGAGAGTGCCATGTACCGATCCCCGATTATCAAGGGGTTCCCGTATCTCCCGCCAAAGTGGTTGCCTGCATCATCAGGAGAGAAAGCAACGGCGACCCAGACATCGTGAATCCGGACTCGGGAGCGACGGGGCTGATGCAAATTATGCCCTTCCACTTTGAGGAGGGACAAGATCCCTGTGAGCCAGAATGGAATATCAGGAAAGGACTCTCGATCTTTGAGGAGAAGATAACCAAGGCCAAAGACCTATATAGGGCTCTATTTTGGTATAGCGGAAAGGCGGATCGGCCAGAGGCTCCGTTCATCCAGGACTATTGGGAGCCTTTCGTCGCCTGGTACAAGGCTTTCTGGGGCGTTGACCTGCAGCCAAGCGAGGTGGATTATAAGAAGAAGTACGACGACCTGCGAAACGGAGCGGTGGCCGCCATAAACACGTTGCAGGCGGTGTTGGATGCGTGAGGCCATGCTTCTGCTGATACTCCTACTTTGTGTAACGGCCATCTATTGGCTACTTTGCGGGGCGCCGCATTGGGAAATGGTGTAAATCCAAACGAAAGGAGGTGAGAAAGGACATGGGCTTTTTGGAGAACCCCCTGATCCTGGGCACGATAGTCTTCGCCCTGGTATGGCTCTTCAGGAAGTTGGGCTTGGATGTCGAGGGCCTAAAGGCACTCTGGTTCACCATGATCGTTGCGGTTGCCTTGGCCATTGCCGGGCGCTTACTCGCAACGGGGATTCCAAACTTCCTCGTGTGCGAGATGGTGCCCGAACCCGTCGGCTTCCTGACCTGCCTCTTCGCCATTCTACGAACGATACTAGAAGAGGCTAGCGTGACCTTCGTGGCCGCCGAGATGATCTACCAACTGCTGCGACGAGAGATCGCGGGCCGGACTATCCTGGGCGAAAAGATCTAACCGCTAATACCTGCGCCAGCAGGCGCATCATCTTCCTCCTGGGGCGGCGAGGGTCTAGGCAACCCTGCCGCCCCAATTCCTATGCCCACTTTGCGCCACAAGAGAGACAGGCGTATTCTCTCGGCGCGAGTGCCAGCCAAACGAACCAGCCGATGAAGAGGAAGAGGAAGCCCAAGACGCCGGCCCATTTGTGCTGACGGCTCGATTTGATCTTCTTCGAGCCGCACTTCGGGCATTCGTTTATCAAAGCCATTTTCTCACCTCCTTTCTATAAGATCATCCTATCCACCGGCGATGCTTTCCGGTGGGCTTCCGCTAAGTCCTCCTCGGCCAGCATAACGTATCTTCTCGTCATGTCAAGTTTCGAGTGACCGAGCAGCCTTTGGAGTGCGAAGACGTTGCCGCCGCCCCTTATGAAATTCGTGCCGAAAGTGTGCCTAAGCCGATGGCCACTACTGTTACACCTGGGGATTCTTGCCTCGTCCATCTTGTTGCGGATGATCTCCGAGAGATAATGGGGGCGCATGGTGGCATAGGTCGAGCGGGTCGTCGGAGGGAAGAGCGTGCCGTGGCCGTTGGCGATGCCTGGGCGGCAGTTCTCGATATAAGTGCGTAGCATCCTTTCCATCTTCTGCCCTATGTAGACGGTCCTATGCTTGCGGCCCTTGCCGTCCACCGCGATGCTGGAACGGTCGAAGTCGATATCGGCTGTCGAGAGCCGAACCACCTCACTGACTCGAAGGCCGGTATCCAGAATGAGCAGGCAGATCACTTGGTCTCGTTGCTGGGATGGCTTGTCGAGGTCGAAGGAATCGAGGAGGCGGTGGACTTGCTCGCCAGTCAACGGGAGAATGTCGCGCATCGGTCCCCTGGGGTTCGGAACGAGGCGCATGGGGTTTTCGTCCCGGGCGATCACTTCGTCGAGCACCAGGAACGTGAAGAGTGCCCGCAGGGCTGTCAACTCGGCGCGAGCCGTCAAATGGCTTTTGCCGCTGGCCAGCCTGTGGGCGACGAACTCCCGGATGCGTCGGGCGGTTATCTCGGCTTCCTCGCCGTGTGCTTGCGTGAACCACCGGTAGAAGCGTCGAAGTCCATCTCCGTACGTGATGAGGGTTCTTGGTGAGAGGTTTCTTGCGAGGTTGTAGGCATGGAAAGCGTCGAGGTGCCGCCGGAGATTCTGCGCTTTCACTAACCCACTATACAGCATATTCGAGCCCGCCTTGAAAGTAAACAGTACCTTTGTCCTATCCGCTATTTCCATTCTATCACGTTCTTTGTGATTCTATGGGTTATTGCACCGCAACTGGAAAAGTCGCTGTTTGTAGGCGTAAAACTTTAAGGTTGCAGCACTTGACAAGGGGATAGAAAGATAGTATAATAAGGGTGAGATGGGAAACGACGAACTGAAGAACCTCAAGATAGACCCTGAATTGCACCAGCAAGTCAAGATTAGGGCGGCGGAGACCAATAGGAAGATCCGTGAAGTGGTCGAGGCGGCCCTCCGTCTTTTTTTAGCACAGCCTTCGTAAACATCTGCCAG